ATGAAACTTAAATTGAATGAAGAAACACTTATCGGAATAATAAATAAAGCACCGATAGAAAATGACCACTGGGATTTTAAAGAAAAGTGGCATGAGGATAATGGTGAATTACTGAGAGACATTATAAATTTTGTTAATACACCACATCACGATGATTGCTATATTATTCTGGGTGTAAATGATAAGAATGGAGAAATTGTTGGCATAGATAAAGATCCTAATCGTAGGAACAAACAACAATTGCAAGATTATCTTAGAAGACAACCATTTGCACAAAACTGGTATCCCTTAACGAATGTTGAAACTTTTAAGCTATCCGGACATTACATAGATGTGATTACCATAAAAAATTCTAATAATGTGCCAATTTACTTGAATAGAAGAGTTAATAGAAAAGGTAAGCCAATGCAACCTGGGTTGATTTATTCAAGGATTAATGATTCGAATACACCAGTGGATGAGTCTACTAGTGATAATCAACTGGAATTATTATGGGCGAAAAGATTTCATCTTGACGTAAGTATTTATGACCGATACAAGGCAATTCTAATGCATCCAGAAGATTGGGAACAAATCATAACCGAAGATAATCATGAATCATATATATATCTTAGAGATCCTAATTTTGCTATTAAAGTTGATGGACCACTTGAAAATAAAAATAGTCATTTTGAATCATTCATGATGTCAGAGTTTAATATAAGGGTCGAATGGTTCATCATTAAATTATTTTATGGGAATAATGAGATTTACTACAATTATGATATTCCTATAGATGATTCTTCAGCAGAAATAATTATTCCAGACCATCATTTCATAAATGTAAATAGTGTGTTTAATGGCATTAGCTATCATTGTTATATTAAAGATGAGCTGCCATATATACTTACTAATTTTATAAATGATGTAAGGAATGTATCATATGCGGGCTATTGGTGGAACCATGTAACCGCAGATAATGTTATTTATGAAACAAAAAAAGAAAAAGCATACTATGAAAAATTGGTATCTGATAATTATGAAAAAATCAAAGTGTCAGAACTAACCCCTAATCCAGAAAAGGTTCAAGCTCTGACAAGTAAGATTAAGTTAAGTGGTACAAAAGGAGAGGGTGGCGATATATCACTAATTGCTAAAGAAATGGCAAATGAACATCTGTTGGTGAAATATATTAAAAAATTGCAATTAAAAAACAGCACCCAGCCGAAATGACTGAGTGCCGAGCAACCTAAATTTTACATGTTAACTCTAATTACTTCACCATCTTTGAACGTGAATTCCATGTAGCGTTTGAAGATGGTGATTTTTTCTACCAAGCGACGAACCAATTGTTCATCAAAGTCAACTAAGCCATACTTGTGCAATTCGACTAATTTGTTGATTTCGTCCATGCTATGCAGTTTAGCTTGTTGATCATTTTCACGATTTTGGACTTTTTCTCTTTGTTTCCGCAGGTCCATGATTTGCTGAGTAAGAGCATCACAGTCCTGGTGCTGGTTGGCAGCTTGAATCAACTTCATTTGCACTTCCTCCAGCTGTTGATCGAGTTGATCAATCGTTGGACCTTTCGAGCTCTTGATAACTTTCATGATGTTAGCTTTGATTTGTTTACTAGCCAACTCGTGGCTTTGGATTAATTGGTTGAAGGCATCAACGGTGGCTTCTTTGAGAAGGGGTTCTTTAACATTGCGAATCATGCAGCGGCGACCAGTTTTACTTCTCCTTATCCGGCTAGCACAACGCCAGACAGCCACTTTTTCTGGCCGATACCACATGTTTCGCTGCATGATATCACCGCACTTACCACAAAATATTTTTTGAGAGAAGCAATATTTACCGTTAAGGCGCCTATGCTTACCGTTCTTAGTAGTGATACCATTTCGGCGCTGTTTGATGATCTGCTGTACTTGCATGAAAACAGACTTGGGAATAATCGCTGGGTGATCATTCTCCACGTAGTATTGTGGCATGATGCCTTCATTTTTCACTCGTTTTTTATTAAGAAAATCAACGGTGTAAGTCTTTTGTAAAAGGGCATCACCCATGTATTTTTCATTCTTTAGGATTTTGGCCACGCTGCTAGAGCGCCAATTTTTTGTTTTGCCACCAGTCAGAATACCATCAGCTTTGAGTGAATCAGCGATTTGTTTCATCGTCATTCCGTCTAGGTAGCTATAGAAGATCCGTTTAATGACCTTGGCTTCCTCTGGTTCAATTACCAGGTTGCCTTGAGCATCCTTGGTATAGCCCAGGAAGTGATTATGATTCACGAATAATTTTCCTTGCTGATAACGGTACTGAATCCCCATCTTGACGTTTTGCGATAAGGACTCACTTTCTTGTTGAGCGAGGGAAGCCATGATGGTAATCAGAACTTCACCTTTGGCATCCATGGTGTTAATGTTTTCTTTCTCAAAGAAGATGGCGACGTTGATGGCTTTTAAGTCCCGGATATATTTCAAGCAGTCGATGGTATTTCGGGCAAACCGGCTGATTGATTTGGTAACGATTAAGTCAATATTACCAGCTTTACAGGCTGCAATCATTTTATTAAATTGTTCGCGCTTCTTGGTATTGGTTCCGGAGATCCCATCATCGGCATAAATACCTGCAAATTCCCAGGTTGGTTCCTTTTGAATTAGCTCTTTGTAGTGAGCTACCTGAGTTTCGTAGGAGCTAGCCTGCTCATCATAGTCGGTCGAAACCCGGCAATAAGCAGCTACCCGGAGCTTTTCAAAAGGTTGTGGACTATGTTGATGATGGACACTGTTTCCTTTTGGCTGATGGGCAGGAATAATGCGTACTTTACCCAATTAAATCACCTTCACTTTCGATAATGCTGTACAAATATTCGGCTTGTTTGATGGGTTCGTTGAAGCGCTGTCTGATGATATTGCGATAGAAGTGGTCGTCAATAGTGACATCCTTGTTTAACTTCTCTGTTAACTTCAGCCCGCACTTTAGCTTAAAAACTACGCTTGAACTGTGTACTACAATCTGTTGAACAAAATCCTGAAACGGGGTTTTATCAAATCCTGACAGTTCTTGATCTTGTTGGCACCAATATAGTAAGGAGCGTACATCTTCAAAACTGTTAGCCGAATCAGTATTTCTACTGTGGAGTTGCTTGACCTTTTCACGGCACTTGTAGGTATCCTGTTCGAGTTGAGCCGTTTGGTTTACGTAGATAGGCTTATCTATCAGTCCTGATTGCATCAGTTCGGTTAAAGAATTTAGTCGACCGTGGGTGTCACTGTTAGCCTGCACCTGCAGGTTTTCTAACAGTGGTTGTAATAAGAACTTCCTGCTGTAAACGAGTTTATTCATCATATTACAGAAAGCCACTTCTAGACTTGCTTCGGGAACTGCCTTAATTGGGCATTGCTTAGCCGATTTTAGATGCCTTTGACAAGCCCAGTAGATTTTATTTGGGCGTGTTTGCCGCTTAAAAATAGTTCCACAATTACCACAGATGATTTTTCCAGAAAACAGGTAGTGATGTTGATACTTATGGCTATCAGTTTCGATATGGCGTTTTTGAGCCGCTTCTTTAAGCAAAACTTGAATCCGGTTAAAAGTTTCGTGGTTAACCAAACTAGGATGATGATCCTCAATTAAGTACTGGGTGAGTTCACCTTGGTTAAAATGACGGTGATATTGATCATCACGATAAGTCTTTTGACAGAGCATATCACCGGTGTAATTACTGTTTCGTAAGATGTTAATCACGGTGTTACTTCGCCATTGTCCACCGCGCTTTGTTGGTATGTGTTTATGATCTAATCCTTTAGCAATTTGACTAGCTGACATTCCCTTTGAAAATTATTGAAAGATTTCTCGCACAATCCTGGCTTCAGTCCGATTGATGACTAAGTTGCCATCTTCAATTGAATATCCGTAGGGGGCTGAAGATACTCGAAATTGGCCACTAGCGAAACGTTGCCTGATTGCCCAACGTAAATTTCCGGCAGTAGAATGAGATTCATCCTGAGCGATACTGCTGAGAATCGATAGAAATAATTCGCTAGTCATTGCTCCAGTATTGATGTGCTCTTTCTCAAAGATAATTGGGATGTTCAACTGCTGCAGTTCTCGAACGATTTGTAGACAGTCGGTTGTGTTTCGGGATAAGCGGCTGATTGACTTTGTAACCACGAGGTCAATTCGATGATTATGACAATCTGCCAGTAGTTCTTTTAAAGCATCACGCTTCGTTAGTTGGGTGCCTGAGATTCCTTCATCGTAATAGACCTTAGCTAATTGCCAGTCTGAATGATTACTGATGTATTCTTGGTAATGAATACGTTGGTTTTCAAGACTTTCCAGTTGTTCAATGTTGTCAGTTGAAACTCTGCAATAGGCCGCTACACGGAGATGCTTGACATCGCGGTGGTAGCTTTGGATTTTAGTAATGGTTGACATGACAACCCTCCTTTCGTCAGTGTGGTATGTTAGCTCTAGAACTTTGATGTATCAACGTTTCCGGGCCCTAATAATGGTGGAAATGACTGCTTGTTTAAGGCATCAATGTCCTTAAATTCGGTGAGCGAGATTAAGCCTTTATTAAGCATATTCTGTATGATTTGTTTTGATTGTTGATAGTGCAAATCATTCAATAATTGCTCTGAATTGATATGCTCACTTGTTGCTATTAGTGGTTGATGGGTCACTGGTTGTACTTTCTTTACCATGTTTAATTACCTCCACTGATAAGCCAGAACAAGCGGAAAAGTAAACCATGGCAAAAGAAAAAAGCCTGCAGACCATAGTCCACAGGCATAAATCAGAGTAATTGATTAACACGTTGTTGAATTTGGGTGGGGTCATAGCCAGCTTGTTTCAAGCGGTTGATTCGCTCATTACCATTTTCCCAGGAACCACGGATAACTTCGCGTGCAATTTGGTCGACTGACTTATGGTTCAATAGACGGTTAACTTTTTCTTGGACCACCGCATAGTCATAACCGGCAGCGGATAACCTTTTTTGACGATCGACACCATTACCCCATTGTCCATTCAATACTTCTGCAGCCAGCTGATCAGAATTCTTTCTGGTGGCTGGCTGCTTTTTGTTAATTACTGCTGCATAGTCAATGTAGGCATAATCTAGGTCGCAGTTACCACTGACACCTGGAACAGAACCAGTAGAGGAATGTTGCCAGATTCCATAGTTGCCACCATAGTTACAACGCGATCCATATTCGGCGACCCAGATGGCATACCGCTGAGCAACAGCGGGCGAGATATAGTTTTGCAGTGGTGATCGTGAAATATACAGCCCCGCATAGCAACCATTCTGTTCCAAAACACTACAGAAGCTTTTTACTAAGCTATTACAGAAATTACGTCCATTAGCAAATTGCCACTTTTCTTCTAGGGTCCGTCTGAAAACTACTTAAGTAAGATGCAAATTGAGGCAATGTAAACCGTAGCCAGATAAACATGAGCGAGCTTATCATAACGCGTTGCAATCCTACGAAAGTTCTTCAACTGATTGAAGAAGTTCTCAATCAAATGGCGCTCACAATAAACGTGGTAATCACAGGTCCACTTGTCTTTGGTATTTTCCTTTGGCGGAATGGTATAGACGGCTGCTTTATCTTTAATATACTGGCGAAGTTTCGCGGTGCCATAGGCTTTATCCGCGATAATATTTGATTGAGAAATATCGAAGCCTTCCAGCAACTCACTGGCAACTTGGCTATCATGTACTTGACCACCTGTTAGGCGAAAAACCAAGGGATTCCCTAATCCGTCAACGAGTGCGTGAATCTTGGTCGTTCGGCCACCTCGACTTAGTCCAATAGCTTGATTTTCGACCATACATTCGGCGTTTTTTTTGCCCCAGTGGCCTTTTGATGCGCTCGAACGATCGTTGAATCTAAGCTCAAGTTTTCCATGTCGGGATCGTCAATCAATTTGAGAAAAACCTGTTCGAACAAGCCTGAACTTACCCAGGCTCGGAAGCGACTATACACCGTTTTCCAAGAGCCATAGCGTTCAGGTAGATCACGCCAAGGAGCCCCGCTGCGCATGAGCCAGAGGATAGCGTTGAGGGCGGTACGGTTGTCTAGGCTTGATGGACGGCCAGTCCGGTATGGCGGGAAGTATCCTTTGATTCGGTCCCATTGAGCATCTTCCAGTTCGTATCGTTTAGGTGTTGTCATCGGAATGCCTCGATTCGTTTTTCCTCAGATTATACCTGAATTTTTAGTTTTCAGACAGTCCCTAGATCAAAGTAGATTGGATAATCAAAGTGACGATTGCCAAGGACAGTTAAGCAGGCCCGCGCTTCATTAGCTGCATCAGCAGGTGAAGTAGCGTAGGAATACCAATAGGCACCAACTTGCAAACCAGCCGCTTTAGCCTGTGTGTAGTGTTCAGCAAAATAATGGTCTACTTGGCTAGCAGAACGACCATAGCCGGCTCGAATTAGGACGAATTTTACGCCACTAGCTTTAACTGCATTAAAGTCTACGTGGCCTTGCCATTCAGAAATATCAATTCCGGGAATCATTGATTGTCACCATCCTTATTGTGAAGTTGTTGAAGGACATTTTTTAATTTATCGGGTACGGGTAATCCTAACCGGCTTGTGTTTTCTAACAGAGAGATACCTTCGTTAGAAATATAGAAGAAAATGGTTGCTGTGCGAATAGCAGAGCCATTCTTTAGTAAATACACATCAAGGCAGTGGGCGATACCAACCAATAACAGGATTAAAACCTTGCGAGTAAGTCCACGAAATCCAATTTCACTGGATAATTTATGCTCATTAACTGCGCAAAGAACTCCGGTAATATAGTCCACGATCATAAAAATCAGGAGAATATATAGGAAACCGTCGAGTCCTCCTAGAAACCAGCCAAGAAAGGCACCAATTGCACCAAAACAAGTATTAATTATTGTTAAACTAGTTGTCTTCATCGGGGTTATCAACTCCTCTCGAATATTCAGCTTTGATTTCCATATACTCATGGTTGTATTTGACATCATCAATAAAACCAATATTATAGCCGCGACCTTCAAACCAAATGTTGGTTTGTTCATCGATGTCATCACGATAACGAATGATGAATGATAAATGATAGTTGCTTTTCCAATTTCACAGTAACTGCTGTGTAATACTCTTGACCGTGTAGGGCAGAAACTTTTGCCCATACATCTCCTAGGCGTACATCCTTGTACATTTCCATACCGGTATTTGGATTTTCACCGATATATTTCTTTTTCAATAGAGTGATGCGTCGGTCTAGTTCACCAATGTCAACAATCTTACTGACACGTTTATTTTGCTGTTGCACTAAAACTCCTCCTTCCGGTAAGGGGACAAGATGGCCCGAAGAAACTTAATCATGGCATCAAAATCGGCTGTTTCCCGATATTCATAAAGGTAAGCAACGGTATAGAGAATGGCGGTATGAATATCATCGGGGAGGGGGTCGAATGCGGATAGAGGTTGACGAAGTACATTCTCGACTGTAGCAGTTGCCGAGCTGATTAACTTCGTAATTAGGTCATCCTCGACAGTGTTATCCACCCTCAGGTAGGCTTTTGCTTCGGCCAAAGTAATAGCAGCCACATTTCATCAATCCTTTCTATTTAGCAGCCATGGACAAGGTCTTAATTGCTTCTGGTAGGATAACTTTGCCGTCAACTCGTTGTGAGCCTAAGAAGCCAACTTGACCAGTTACGGCATAAAGTTCATTCAGACGTTTGAAGGTTCGACCTTGTCGATCTGCAATCCAGTAGTAATTGAAGTCACCAAAGAGGATTGGCTTATTAGAGGCAGCCAACGTCGGCATGAATGGACTAGTGTACACCGGGCAGTTAAGAATTCGGTCTGGCTGACCTGCTTGAACGGAAGGTTGCCAAATATATTGGTCGTTCTTATCTTTCATTTTGCGGATGGCTTTTACGGTGTCATCGTTCATCAAAAAGACAGCGTTTTGACGATATGGCGCCTTTAAGGAATAGAAGAGGTCAATTAAATCATCAAAAGTTAACGCATCGGCCTTGGCAGCTGTGGATCCGGCGGAAGCGCCATTAGTGTCGGTTAAGATACCAGTAGGTTGACCAGTACCAGTACCGGTTAAAAAGGCCTGTTCTTCGGTATTACCGAGTCGGCGGCCAAATTCATCAGAGAGATAGGACATCAAATCAAATGCGGAATCGTTTAGTAATTCTTCTGACACTTTGATCAGGGTCCCCAACTTATGAGCTCCTAGTGACACCTGACTAAATTGAGTATTGGACTCTGTGTAGGCCGCTTCTTCTTCGAGCCAGGCTGCAGTACCCTCACTGGCCACCACTGGAATTTTATGTTCGCCGCTATTGGTTTGGATGACATGACTGATAGTTCGCAGCACGTTTGCTTCTTGCAACTTTTGGATAAGTTGGTTTTCAAATTCGTCGGGCACTAAGAAACCACCATCGGGGTCCACACCTTCTTTAAGAGCATCCACGACGGCATGTCCACGCATCATTTGCCAGAAATCTTTTGCATAAGCATCCTGGCTCTTTGGTAGCTGATCAGCAGTTGGGGAATTAGTAAGGGCCTTACTGGTGGGTTGGTTCAGTGCCACTTCAATTTCTGCTTGTTTGTGTCGTCGATCGATTTCCTTACCTAAGTCGACAACTTCTTGCTCCATCTTTTCATAGCGGGCATTGTCTTCGGCTGAGAGTACATCTGATTCCTTTTGCTTAGCATCTAGGAAATCCTTTGCTTGTTTCCAAATACGGGCACGCTTTTCTTGTAATTCAGTAATCTTACTCATTGATAAGTCCTCCTAAAAATTAGTGTGATAACAAAGAAAGCCGCTTTTGCAGCGACTTAACAGAGATATTAGATTTTGTTTGTGGTTTTAGTTTGTTCAATAGAACCAATTCAGATTGCTTATCTGAATACGAGTAACAATCCGTGACATCTTTATTTTGACCTAGCATATCGTCAGCAAAGCCCAATTCAATCGCTTTATTGACATTCATCCAGGTTTCATCATCCATCATGGCTGAAATCTTTTCACGAGGAAGGTTTGTTTTAAGCTCATAGGCATTGATGATTGATTCTTTTGTTTCCGCTAGCATCTGTGCAGCTTGATCAAGGTCTTCTTTTTGTCCACCAACAATGGTTAATGGATTATGAATCATGATCATCGCGGTCGGAGCCATGGAAACTTTTGTGCCTGCCATGGCGATAACTGATGCAGCCGAAGCAGCGATACCATCAATCTTGACGTTCACATCATCAGGATAATTCATTAGCATCGTATAAATACGGCTGGCAGCGACACAGTCACCACCGGGCGAATTTAACCAGATATCAATCGGCCCTTTCCCTTGATTTAGTTCATCTTGAAATATTTGGGGAGTGACATCATCATCAACCCAGCTATTTTCAGCAATCGTACCGTTAATAGTTAAGACACGTTGATTCTGAGGGCCGCTCCAGTTCCAGAAACGTTTCATTCTTTTGCTTCCTCACTTTCTTTAGGTGGTTGAGAACTATAGAAATTACCAGCTTGATTGAGTGGCAGCATATTGCCATTTACCAAGTATTCGTCACCGCCTTCATTAGCAGGAATACGATTAAGATCTTCCAGTTCCCGAATGTCGTTTGCGGACAACCAGCCATTTTGACGTCCAATCGCATAACCGTTCATTCGGCTTTCGTAATCGCCACGTAGTAGTCCATCAACATTGAATTTGACGAAAAACTTTCGTTGATCATCAGTGGAAAGTAGCTGTTGATTCATAGCTTGCTCCCAGCGAATACACCAAGGGTTCAAGGTGTACTTAACGAATTCAAGAGATTGTTGCTCGATATTCGAGAAGGTTGAGCGGTCTAGGTCGCCAACCATATGTGGCGGTACACGAAAAATTCTGGCGATTTCATCGAGCTGAAACTTTCGGGTATCGAGAAATTGCGCTTGATCGGGCGGAATTGATAACTGATGGAAAGTCATTCCTTCTTCCAAGACGGCAATGCTGTGATTATTAGATCCCGAAAATTGTGACTGCCAACTTTTCCGAAGTCGTTCAGGGTCTTTGACGACATTAGGGTGTTCGAGAACACCGCCAGGCGTGGCGTCATTTTTGAAGAAGGTCGAACCGTATTGTTCGGCAGCCATGGATAAACCAATCGCATTCTTGGCCATAGCAATGGGACTGTAGCCAATCAAACCATCAAAGCCTAGTCCTGCTATATGTAGAACTTCATCGGATAAGAGAATTACTTGCTTCGATTTATTCTTTGCCTGGTAATCATCGTAGTTGCGAGTATAGGTGTAGTAGATTTCACCGTTGGCAGCACGGTTAACGTCCATTCGATCTGGCATCAAAGGATAGAGCCCAGTGATCTCACCTTGACCGTTTCGAATGACTTGTGCATAGGCGTTACCCCACAGCAATAAATGGTTCATCATGGTTTCACGAAAGATAAAACTGGTCATTTCTGGATTTGGCGCATCATGAAGCAAAAAATAAAGCGGGTGGTTAATTGCCCGCTGTTTGCCACCATCGCTGGTGTATTGATAAATATGGAGTGGTAGTTCAGCTAATCCTTCAGCCAAGACCCGCACACAAGCATAAACCGCTGTATTCTGCATTGCAGTGCGTTCGGTCACATTTTGGCCAGCCATCGAACTGCCGAAGAAAAATGACATGGTGCTAGACAGGGTATTTTTTGGTGAAGCTTTATTGGTATGGAACAATTTATTAAATAGGTTCATGGTATCAACTCCTTTCAGTTCTTCAGAATTACAACATCAATAGACCCCGACCATCATAAACAGAATCACCATTATCCTCATTTCGGATAGCACGATCCAGTCCCATAATGGTAGCCACTACGCCATCAATTTTTTCGGTTGACTTAGCCTTATCCGGTTTGATATTTCCGGCTGGGTCAGTGCGGATGTAGATGTTGTCCATCATCCAGCGTAAGACTGGGTGATCACCATGAGCGATCTTCTTTTCCAGAGTTAATCGCATTAGTTCTTTCGTTGGTGGGGTCATATCTTTAAATCCCTGACCAAATGGAACTACAGTGAATCCCATCCCTTCGAGATTTTGAACCATTTCAACTGCACCCCAACGGTCAAAGGCGATTTCTTTGATGTGGTATTTTTTACCAAGATCATCAATAAATTGTTCAATGAAGCCATAGTGGACGACATTACCTTCCGTGGTTTGTAGATATCCCTGCTGCTTCCAAATATCGTAGGGGACGTGATCACGACGAACCCGCAAATCAACGTTATCCTCGGGAATCCAGAAGTAAGGTAGCAGGGTGTAACCTTCTGAATCATCTCTAGGAGGAAACACCAGTACAAAAGCCGTAATATCAGTAGTTGATGACAGGTCAAGACCACCATAGCAATCGCGGCCACGTAATTCATCGGGATCAACAGGAAAGGCACAAGCATCCCATTTGTCCATCGGCATCCATCGAACATCCTGCTTCACCCACTGATTTAACCGTAGTTGTCGGAAGGTATTCTCTTCAGCCGGATTCTCCTTAGCTGAATTATAAGCATCCTTAACCTTCTCCATCTTGACGGTAATACCCAGGGAGGGATTAGCTTTCTTCCAAACTTCAGGACTCGACCAATCTTCATCACGCCCAGCACCGTAAATAACCGGATAAAAACGTGGGTCATGTTTACGGCCCTTCATGATGTCGATTGCTTTTTGATGAACCTGGTAACAGATAGAGTGTTCATCATTACCGGCAGTCGTGATTAAAAAGTAGAGCGGCTGCGTTCGAGCATCGCCGGAACCCTTAGTCATGACGTCGTAGAGTTTACGATTGGGTTGAGTGTGTAATTCATCAAAAATTACTCCTGACACGTTGAAACCGTGCTTGGAATAAGCATCAGCAGATAGGACTTGATAGAAACTATTAGTTGGCTCATAGATCAGCCGTTTTTGGGAAGCGAGGATCTTACAACGCTTTTTTAAGGCTGGGTTCATCCGCACCATATCAGCGGCGACGTCAAAAACAATGGCGGCCTGCTGGCGATCAGCAGCACAACCATAAACTTCTGCACGTTCTTCACCATCAGCGCAGCAAAGCAGTAGAGCAACAGCCGCCGCCAGTTCTGATTTGCCTTGCTTTTTTGGAATTTCGACGTAAGCAGTATTGAATTGACGATACCCATCAGGTTTTAAGATGCCAAAAATGTCGCGAATAATTTTTTCCTGCCAGTCAATGAGGTCAAAAGGCTTACCCGCCCAGGTTCCCTTGGTATGGCATAGGCATTCGATAAATGAAACTGCAAAATCAGCTGCGTCTTTGTTATAAGTAGAGTCCTTGGCCATGAACCTAGTTGGCTTGTAATCTTTTAGTTTTCGCAAGAGGGCATCACATCCTTTCAGTTGTACTAAAAAAGCACTGAGTGTTAACTCAATGCTTGATTGATGATTAATTAAACTTGCCAGTTAATATCAAATTTACGTATCCGGCGCGGTCAGTATTCAAGTAATCGATTAAGTCATGGCAGTTATAGTAGTATGCCAGTCTTTTGACATTTTCCACATCAAACATATTGGCTACACCAGTGTTGCGGATTTTTAAGACCTGCTGGCGGATTCGGTTACGTTTAGCTAATTCGTCCTTAATTCGATTCATGATTAGTCCCCCTGGTTCTTAAAAGCAGCTGATCCAGTTAAGTTGCGTAACAATACTTTCCGTTGGTCTTTAAACTTGGGACCGATAAATCCTAGGCGTAGCAGGAAACAGCGGAAAGCATATTTTTCATTACTCTCTTCGTGTGGTTCTGACATGATTCGCTGGTGGCTGATGGCATATTGGACCAGCTTGTCGACAAATTGTTGATAAGCCAAAGCATCGTCAAGTTTCACTTCTTTAAACCAATCGAAGGATACCTGTTTTTCATCGACGTTTAAGGGGAGGGCTTCCAGCTGGCAAGCATCCTTAATTAACTGCCCCTTAGCCCAGATTAGGTGGCGCAGGTTATCAAGAGCTTGATCTGTAAACTTATCTCGCTGGTAGGCTAGGTTCAACTTGATTATTTCAGTAGGGTGGAAGCCTTGCTGTTCAAGATAATCGAGTAAATTGGCCGGGATCTCATCCGGGGATGTTAGGACTCCATCTTTGTTAACAGTGTACTTGCCAATCTGATAAGCGTAGGTAGGTGTGTATTGATATTCGGCCTTTCGATGAGTATAGTCAGCCAGCTTCGTCACCAATTCTTTTCGTTGCTGGCCGTGTACATTAAATTTAATTTCCATCTTCTGTACCTCCTTGTTTGATCACTGTATACATCACTCTAAAGGGTACAGATAGCAAGGAACTTCGACGATTTAAGCCGGCTTTTTTACTTTGCTGTAAAGAATAGTTTTACCATTTCTTTCCACACTAACGTTTTTGCTTGAACCAACCTGTTCAATATAACGTTGCACAATCACATCGCAATATTTAGGATCGAGTTCCATCATGTAACAAATCCGATTAGTTTGCTCGCATGCAATCAGAGTTGAACCGGAACCACCGAATGGATCGAGAACGGTACAGTTGGACATGGTGGAATTCATGATTGGATAGGCTAGTAGTGGGATTGGTTTCATCGTTGGGTGTTCCTTACTCTGCTTTGGGCGATCAAATTCCCAGATGGTGGATTCCTTTCGCCCGGTGTACCATTCGTGTTTGCCATCTTTCTTCCATCCATAGAGTACGGGTTCATGTTGCCACTGATAGGGAGAGCGACCAAGTACTAATGATTGCTTCTTCCAGATACAGCAACCAGATAAATAAAAACCAACATCTTGGAAAGCACGGCGGAAGTTAAGGCCTTCCGTATCGGCGTGAAATACATAGATGCTGGCATCGTTAGCCATCGCTTGATTCATATTTTGAAAAGCAGCGAGCAGAAACTGGTAGAACTTGTCATCGGCTTGATGATCATTCTTAATCTTGCCAGCCTTGCTGGAGTAATCGACATTGTATGGTGGATCAGTTAACACTAGGTTGACCTTATGATCACCCAGTAATTTCTGGTAGCTTTCTGTTTTAGTAGCGTCACCACATAATAAAGTATGTTTACCTAAGTGCCATAAGTCACCAGGCTTTGAAAAGGTCGGTTTATCCAATTCGCTATCAACGTCAAAATCATCATCATGCGTATCGTCAGCGGTGCTAAGAAGGTCTGAGATCTCATTCTCGTCAAAGCCAGTTAAGGAAACATCCAAGTCGCTGGCTTGTAAGTCGGTCATGAGCAGAGCCAACTTATCCTTATCCCAATCACCGCTGATTTTGTTAAGTGCAATGTTCAGTGCCTTTTCTTTCTCATCATCCAGACTAACGACCACACATTCGGCTTCCTGGATTCCTTCATCTTGGAGGATTTTTAACCGTTGGTGTCCACCAACCACGTGACCAGTTTGTTGGTTCCAAATAATTGGATCGACATAGCCAAATTCATGCATCGAGCGTTTTAATTTTTCATAATCAGGATCACCAGGCTTGAGATCCTTCCTTGGATTGTAATCGGCAGGGATTAAATCGGTAATTTTCTTTTTAACAAATTTCATTAGTTCATTCCTTTCCGGCTTCTTAAGAGCCGTTCCATGACATCATCTTGTGGTGTTGATCCTTGATAAGTTGTGGCGTTATTTTCCTTAACCACTTGAAAAATTTGAAACCATAATTGGCTGGACTGTTTCATATAGTCGCGGCTCATGGAAACATATGGTGAAGCAATTGCGTTACCAGTCGTAGGGTGGCGAGCGAGGAAACCAAACTTAGAGATACATTCTTCACACTGAATCCACCGGCTGACGCTAACGGCATATTGTTCAATCAATTGAGTGTTAACTAGTTTTTCACAACCACGCTCGAGCAACCATTCCCAGGTTTCTTTGAAAATATCAGCGGCGTCAAATTCTAAACCATTCTTCTGTTTGGCCTTGAGGTACTTCTTGACTGGCGGCATCACGTGACCTTCCAGATTAGCTGGTTCTGGCAAATCGATGACGGTTGCTTCTTGGCCAGCTTCGAGCTTATCGTGAAGTGATTTAGATTTTCTGCCAGCCCCAACCCGAGCGCCACCACGATTTGTACCATCTTTAGCCAAATCTCTCCCTCCTTCCGGCAGGGGTTAATACCCTGTTTGATTTCGATTTTTTGTACACGAAGGCCCAGGCCCGCTCCCGCACAAAAATTTTTTAACGATTCGATGGCCCCCTCCGTGGTCTAATAATGATATTGACGTGGTGTTTCGTGCCAACGATCATCCATTTGTGCAGTAATGCGTGAGTGGCATGGCTTACATAGTGCCATCAGATTCTTGGAGTCGTTGTTGCCGCCATGCTCCAGTGGCAGCACGTGATGGACCTCAGTAGCCTGGGTATACTTCCCTTGACTTAGACACATTTCACAAAAGGGATGGTGGAGTAAGTATCTTTGTCTGATCCTAGGCCAGCCACGATGATAACGTGGACGATTACGCTTGGGACGTTGGTAACGATTGTAATGAGAGCTGACTTGTTTGGCATGGACATCACAATAAGTGTTGTGGGTGAGCCGCGGGCAGCCAGGATAACGACATGGTTTCTTGGGTGAGTAAGGCATGGAACTCCTCTTTCCTGTAGGCATAAGAAAAGCCCAGCAGGTTAACCTGCCAGGCTGTGATGTTATAAAGCAAATGCCTTGTCCTAATTTTCTACACTATCATCGTAACATGGATAAGCCTCTTGTTTGTTCTCCGTTTTACCTTTCTAGTGATGTGCTCCATAGAGCAGGAGAGTGAGATGGTCAATTGCCTTGTTTTTCCTATTGTAAGCAGTGGTCTTAGCAATAAAGAACTTGTCCATCAACAGGGTCAGTCCTTCATTCATCGATTGGTTTGGTGTTCGGTAGCAGGCGTCCAGTACGAAGCGCTCGTTCTCAGACAGCTTTTTCCAGGCTGGCTCGAACCACTTGAAGTAAAGACGCGCTTGCTGGTAACGTTCGTTCAGCTTGGTTGTCTCATCGATGCCATGCAGCAGGCGATGCTCAGTTGGGTTATCTTTTTTACTGCTGCCAGGTACGAAACCGTAGCGTGGCGAACTGACACCAATCATTTGTTCCTTGGCTAGCTTCAGGTCGTCTTGGTAAGAGTCAATGATAAACTTCATGCCATCGTAGTCTTTCAATGCTGCAACGGTTGCTCGCCGTTTGTCTAAGTAATTCCACATAATACTCATGCTACAACACTTCCTTTCAAGTTAGCCTTCACCGCATTAATCAAAGCCAACTGAGTTTTATCCTTTTGCTTTAAGGCTGTCATAATGTTTTCATCGATAGTGCCTTCAGTAATGAGATGGTAAATTACCACAGGCTGTTGCTGACCTTGCCGCCATAGTCGGGCATTAGTTTGCTGGTAAAGCTCCAGACTCCAGGTCAGACCATACCAGATTAAGGTGGAGCCACCAGCCTGCAAGTTTAAACCATGACCGGCTGAAGCGGGGTGAATTAAAGCCAGTGGAATTTTACCAGCGTTCCAGTCTTTAATGTCCTGAGTGGTTTTAATCTCACGTGCCTGGAAGCGTTGTTTAATTTGTGCTAGGTCATGTTTGAACCAGTAAGCAATGAGTACCGGCTTGCCATTGGCGGCTTCAACTAAATCTTCTAGAGCGTCTAGTTTGCGTTGATGGATTTGCACCATTTGTTGCTGATCATCATAGACACAACCGTTGGCCATCTGGCAAAGCTTATTAGAAAGACTAGCAGCGTTAAGGGCATCGATTTGTTTACCTTGGGTGGAAACCACTAACTGCGCATTTAATTCATCATAAATGGCCTGCTCGCTGGGACTCATCTTTACTGGCACGGTGTTCATTGTTAAGGGTGGTAGTTGCAAGTAGTCCTTGGACTTCATGGAAATGGTAATGTCATCAATAGCACGGTAAATACTTTGTTCTGCACCTGGCTTTGGCTTGTAAGTAAACACCTGATACATGTTGCGCTTGTCGGGGTCAAAATAGTTTGCTCTGTAATATGAGATGAAGCGACCAAGACGTTTACCCATATCCAGCACCCGGAACTCCGCCCACAAATCCATCAAACCGTTGGACGATGGAGTACCAGTCAATCCCACAATGCGTTTAATCAACGGTCGAACTCGTTTTAAGGCTTTGAAGCGTTGGGAGCGATAAGACTTGAAGCTAGACAGTTCATCAATGACGAGCATGTCGTAATCAAATGGAATGGATGATTCGATGAGCCATTTTAAGTTTTCTCGGTTAATGATGTAGATATCGACTTCTTTTTGGGCAGCCTTGACCCGTTGGCTTTTGTTGCCAGTGATTACTGAGTAAGTTAAATCTTTTAAGTGATCCCACTTATTGATTTCTTCCGGCCAGGTTTGCTTGGCAACACGCAGCGGGGCAACAACTAGTACCCGGTGAACTTTATCTTGATGGATGAGTTGCTTGATGGCCGTCAGAGTAATGACACTCTTACCTAAACCCATGTCAAGTAAGATTGCAGCTACCGGATGTTCCAGAATGAACCTGGTTGCATATTGTTGGTATTCATGCGGCTTGTATTGCATCTAGCATTCCTCCGATCTGTTCAAATTGATCACAAACAAAAACTTGATAACCAAGTTGCTTTAGTTGATTAAGTCTTTGGACTTGCAAGGGACGAGGATGCATACCTTGGGCCTTCATTTCAACAAAACCCATGTGGCCATCAGGAAGTAGGACCAGTCGATCCGGTACTCCAGCCATCGATGGGGAGGTGAATTTTAGGCAAAGTCCACCGCGTAGTTGAGTAGCCTTGACAAAAGCTGCTTCAATTCGTTTTTCTAACATTTTAGAAATCCTTTCTAATCGCCTTGACATCAGGCTTTGTGTAAGTGGTGTTAGGCGATTTACTACTCTTTTCTATATCTCTTTTTTTAAATTTTTTATTTCTATATACATGTAAGGTAAAAGACCATCATGACCAACACTAACTAGCTAAAAAGCTTGCTGTGACAGTGATTTTGATGATTATTTTTGTGTAAGTTAAGTGTTAGTCGAGAAATTCTGATGTCTTTAAGCGCAGTCCGTGAACATAGGATCCAGTATTCTTACGCTGACGTTGAAAACCTGCATTCTTGAGAGCTGTATAAAAGTCAGTGGTACTTCGAATATATTCGCCGATACCTTGGCAGTACTCTCGGTATTTTTGATAGAGATCACCTGACTTTTGCTCATAGCTGGGGTCAAGTTCGCAATTTTCATTGAGAAAATGACCTAGCCAGTCGTTATCAGCATGATAGGCTTTGACTGCTTTACTAACTGCTGCCGGAGTAGTTAGCTGGTAATTTTGCTGAATGATTCGCTGCGCACCCTTAATGATCCACTGCAGAACAGCTGGACCGGCTTTTTCGGTTAGATACTGAGCATAATTTTTAATATCGTTGCATTTAGCGATCGTGGCTTTAAAAAAATCACGATTAATCGACGCCAGATTCCTTCATCATTTCCACCAACGTGAGGTAGATAGTTGGTATAAAGCACAATGGTGTGGCTTGGCGTAAAGGAGAAGGGTTTCATGTATTTCTTTTCAGCATAGATTTCATCAGTTGAACAAAGTTGTTTGACGATTGAGGTGTTAAGTCGTTTACCTTCTTCCAGTTCGGCAGAGATGATCAGGCGTTTTCCTTTAACTTCAGCCATTTCCGGCTTGACATTGCGGCGGACACCGGTGGTCAAGGCATCGGCTGAGAGGTGACCAGTATAAGATCCAAGTACATTGGCGATTGTGTTCCAGAAAGTGGATTTACCATTTCGCCCACTACCATAAGCAATAATCAACGCTTCAAGATAGACTTGACCGATAGCCACGAGTCCTACAATTTCTTGAACATAATTCATCAGATCCTGATCACCGCAAAAGAATGTATTCAGTGTTTCTTGCCAGATTGCAGTTCCTTGGTCACTAGGAATGCAAGATGTGGACTTAGTGATTAACTCACTAGCCTGAATATCTTGTCGACCATGGATCCCTTTCTTTAAGTTGAAGGGGCCATTCGGAGTATTCAATAGAAATGGGTCAGCATCAAACTCATTAATTTCTTTGACTAGCTTTGGGCGTGCATTTGTCAGGATTCCATTAATACCACGGGTACTCCGTTCCTTGAGAACAAAAGCTTCATAAGCCTTGGCATTTTCGTATTCCTTAAAGGCAGTCTGTTGATCATCATTAAATGACCGACTGGCCTTAGTTTTGCCCATTGTTTGGATATCTTTTGCCACACCATTTTGCTGGATTACCTGATAAGCCTTGGTGACCCGTAATTGAGCATCGGCGAGTTGCCTATCAGTAAAGCGCTGAACCTCACCGAGGGCGAGTGGTTCTGATTCTTGCCAAACTTTACCGTCAAACCACATGAAACCGGACTGATTGGTGTAGCAAACCTGGTCTTTGCAGTTGTCGACAAATACATAAGATTCACCAGTATCAGAGTAATCATCCGGTCGAAGGTCATCGTTTGGTTGGTTATATTCTTCAGGTGGAATATAGCCTTTTTGACTAGTCATCCGCTGGCCAAATTTAATAGCACTGTGCCAGATTGTTCTTAACTCTGGATCTTTTAATGGTGGGTCACACTTAGCGGCTTCATCTTGGAATGCTTGTCGGGCTTCGGAGGTGTTACCAAGTCGCATAATGATTCGACCAGCAAAGTGAGAGAGGGTCGTATTGCGTTTTCCTACATGAATTGATCCCACGTTTTGCTTAGCAAAGTAACGTTGGGCCATCATAAACTGGTCGATGGTTTGTGACCCCTCGTGCCAACTAGTTTCTGTATTAGGAACACCAAAGACGAAGCGGGCAGCGTCGAGAGCATTATCATCAAAGTAGGGAAAGTATTCTTGAATTTCGTGTTTCAATTCGGCATAGGTTCTTGCATCACCAATTTCACTAATTGGAAAGTAGATATGAAACTTTGGTCGCGGAGCTTTCTTATTTTTCGTTTTCATATTGTTACGCGACAAGGTGATAGCGTAGGAAACGTCATCAAAGTAGTTAGCAATACTGGTTGGATTAATCCAGGTGGCAGGATCATCTGAATGGTCATTATCACAGTCCATGACTAGGCAGTCGGCCTTAACAAAATTGCCAATGTTGCGTTGATTGTTCTTGAATAATCCACAAACATGGTCGTACTGTACGACTTTTTTTAGTTCTTGAGGGCTAGCAATGGCCAGCTGGTTTGGATAAATAGTATTGCTGGCCTGACCGGAATTGGTTGCTGTCGATAAAGTAAAGTGCATCTTAATAATCCTCCATTTCTGAATTAAAGTAGCGGACTTCCTTATTTTTACGTTTAGCAAGGCGGATAAAATAACGTGTATCGTGAGTGGAGTTGCCAAACGACCAAGCTTCTGCACACTTGGTTAGCAGCACGATGTTGATAAAGGCAGCTACTTGAAATTCCTGCGAGTGACGAAGATTAATAAATTGGGGTAAATAGAGCTGCGGACAAACCGGGATTCCACCTTGTTGGTAGACAAAACGGCAGTAAGATCGAACTGCTTCAATGACTGCTGCATCACCTTTTACTACCTCAGTAAAGGGTGCAATTACGAAAATCATTGGCCGGTAATTAGGATTCGGCTTGTTATTGCGCAGCTTGGCAATTGCCATGGTTGCTTCTGACATAAATTCAGATCCTTTCATATAGTTTGAGAACTCAAAAAGCCCTCACTGATAAGCCAGATGAGGGCAGAAAGTAAACCATTATGTTTAATCTTTTTTGTAAAAGTCACTGACAAAACCAGCAGCATTGAGAATTAAACCATCAGCCCAGGCCGGGACTTCGGTCATAATCTTGACTATTTTTTCTAATGAACGATCAGCTGGGGCATCGATCACGGCTTCATCATGAATGTGCATGACAATATGGTTACCAGTAGCTTCTAAGCGTCGCATTGCTTCAGCTAACAAGTCACGACTGGTTGCTTGGACAATGTTTTCAACGAGCTTTGCCCCATAGGTTTCAATACGGGACCACTTTTTAACAGTGTTAATACCCATAAAGGTAATGGATTCGCTACCAAAACGGTTAGTACCAATCTTTGGCTGAGGGTAGCAAAGGTTGCGACCTGACCGTAATCGTAAGAACATACAGCCACTACGATAAATAAACTTCATTCCGTGGGTGGTTCGTGGTAGGTGCGTTTTAATACATTCTTTTGCTGCTTTGTCGATATCCCACCAAAACTGCACGATGTGAGGGCTAGCATTACGCCACATTTGTACCAATGGAGGTAATTCTTCCTCGGTTAGGCCTAATTTAGTCGCACCCATAGCTTTGAGTGCCCCGATGGAGCCACCATACCCTAATGCAAGTTCAGCAATCTTGCCTTTTTGCCGGAGCTCACCATTAACTCCGTGTTTAACAACGGGAACGCCAAACATCTGACTAGCGGATGCACAGTAGATGTCCTCATTATTGGCGAAAGCTTTTTGTCGCCATTCTTCATCCGACAGCCAGGCGATCACCCGCGCTTCAACGGCCGAAAAGTCAGCCACATAGAAATGGTGCCCTTGGCTGGGGATGAAGGCGGTCCTAATTAATTGTGATGGGACGGCTGGTACTGAGTCGTAAAGCATCGAGATCGTAGTAGTGTTGCCTTGTTTAACTAGTTCACGAGCTTCTTCTAGGTCAGGCATTGAATTACGGGGTAGGTTTTGTACTTGTACTAAGCGCCCAGCCCACCGACCAGTCCGATTGGCACCATAAAATTGTAGGAGTCCATGAACGCGGCCATCTTGGCACATTGCTTTTTGCATCGCCTGATACTTCTTTACACTAGATTTTGATAACAGTTGACGCAGGCTTAGAATTTGATGAACCTTACCGGTGGTAGTTTGCAAAAGTTGAGTTACCGCAGCCTTCGAGAGCGAATTAGTTTTTACTCCCTGCTGGTTGAGCCAATCTTTCAACTGCAATGGTGAATTGGGATTGGCCAGACCAGTTAGTTCTTTGGAGTTTTGCAAGTACTTATCATGGAACTTTTCCTGACATTTGATGGCGTTGTTGACAAGTTGTTGATCAATCCGAATACCGCGGTCATTGATATCCTGATCCATCCAGTAGTTTTCCCATTCATTTTGGGGAACTGGAAAGCGTTCAAGTTTCTGGGTAATTTCCATTTCAACTTCAACGTCACGTTGGTTGTAATGTTTGAATTGCTGCCATTTGTCAGGTGCATGATAAGGAAAATTACGTGTGCGATTTTGATTAGATTTGGTTGGCTTGCAGGGAGTACAGAAGTAGCGCACGAGTTCTTTTCCAGCCGTAATCTTTTGACGAGGGAGTCCTAAAACAGTACCCACGTCGTGTAACGATAAGGGTAGCAGACCATACTCGTGAGCAGTGCCAACCGACCGGTTTTAGGCAATGCCCCACAAACCGTGATAGGCAAACTCGTTCAAATTGAGCATTAAATGCACTTTTGATAATGGTGGGATCATCTAGGGCTTCAACAATTTGTTGTGGAATTTTTTCACCTTGAGTTAAGTCCACCACCTTGACTGGTCCAAAGTCAGTGGCATAACCAAAGAGCAAAAGTTTAAAATCGTCGCTATCAGCATAGCGATAAACACCAGTTTGATTCAGGTTGGTACTAGAATAAGTTTCGATATCAATCGAGATTTGCTTCATTAGGAATCCTTTCTACAAAAAATGGGTAGCCAAAGTAACTACCCGTTTTCTGATTTAAGCTAAGAAATTATCGTCGCTACTATCATCAATAGCTGTGAAGTCATCACTAGCACTAGCATGTCCACCTAGTGGTTCACCATCACGAAGTGGAAGCTTCAGAGTAGCCTTGTTAGGCTTCTTGCCACCAAACTTTCCAATGCCTTCTTGGATGGCAGCATTGGTAGCTTTCTCAATTGCAGCGACCGTCTTCTGATCTGACTTTGGGATAATCAGACTGACCGAGTATTTCTCTTTGCCGCCATTAATAGACTTTGGTTCCCAGATGTTGGCGTAAGAAAGACGAGTGTTAATACCAGTAACGACCTTAGTTTGTTGTGACATATTATTTTTCCTCCTTAAATTCATCCTTGGGGTTTGCTTCACCAATACCTTGGCGCCGATCAGAATTTGGTACTAGGGTTGGCTTACCCGCGGGTTTAACGATTTCCTGACTGAACAGTTCGGTAAATTTCTTCTTGCCGAGCTGCTTTTCTAATTTTGTAATTGGTAGTAGCTTCTTTTGATAAATGTTGTGATAGCCATTAGCTTCAGCAATTTTTGCCACAGCTGCTTCATCCTTATAGTGTCGAACGGATCGTCCTTCGACAATTTTGTAACCTGGCCACTGCTTGCCATGGTTGATGGCTAAATCAGCAGCGTAATCTTTAACTTCGTGAGCCCAGCGGTTTAAGTCATCAATATGTTCCAGAACCTCAGTAACTTCTTTGTCTGTTAACAGATTGGGAGAGCAAAGCTGAAAACGAGTCAGCTTATGGTGATAGTCATATCGGGCTCGCAGCACAGCATTACAAGCAGAGAATTGGCACCAGGGACCATAACGGATAGTACCTTTGCCAGAAAAAGCTAATTCAGCCTTTTGCTTGAGTTCGGTGTTAGCCCAGTGTATGAGCTGCTTGGCATCAATCCTCCAAGTACTAATATTGGCCATGCGAGGTTGAAAAATTGTAGTTTTGATTTCGCCAACGTTGTACAAGTTACCGAACATTTCTAGGGCACCAATGGCGTAGAGCTTCATCTGTGGATTATTCTTGGCTTCCACTCGGACACCTTTCCCATATTTGAAGTCGATAATATGAAGTAGGTGGTCAGAAACAATCACACAGTCGCCATATTAGCAAGCCATTAATCATGCACAGTGATCGTGGTAGTCAGTTTACGTCTGAAGCTTACAATCAAGTTACAGCTAACATGACATTAAGCTATTCAAAGAAAGCTTATCCTTGGGATAATGCCTGCATTGAGTCGTTTCATGCCTTGATTAAGCGTGAATGGATAAATCGGTTTAAAATCCATTCATACTCCGAAGCTAAACGACTAGTTTTTCAGTACATTGAAACGTTTTACAACACAGTTAGAATTCACAGTCATTGTGGATTCAAATCACCAAAGCAACTTGAAGATGAGTATCAAACTCAAATTCAAAATTTAGTCGTGGCATAG